CCAGCGCCGCGCCACATCAAGAGTTCCGAGCAGCACTGGTCGCACCGCTGGTGTGGCACCTGAGCCGTCATCGCTGCTGGAAGCAGTCAAGTTTGCGCGCGAAGGTGCCCCACGATAATTCGTGAGGGGCTACAATGCCTACCTATACCGCTCCGCTTCTGAACCACATTACGACTGCCGCCCTCGATTGGTGGATGAACAAGGGGACCGCCTTCCAGGAGGCGATCCAGGAAAAGCCGCTGCTCGCCAGCTTGGAGAGCAAGAAGAAGTCCTTCCCCGGCGGCAAGGGCGACATCGTCATTTCCGTCAAGGGTGACTTCGGTAACACCGCGGCGCCGGGCACTTCCGACCAGCTGGTCGGCTATCAGCTCGACGACGTCGTTACCTACTACACTCCGGCGAACCTGACCCAGGCCCGCTTCCCCTGGAAAGAGCATCACATCGGCATCATGCTGACGCACTCGGAGCTGAAGACCGACGGCATCAGCGTTTCCGATTCCGGCAACATGGACGACACGTCGGAGCATTCCGGCCGTGACGACACCGTGCTGGTTGGGCTGCTTCAGGACGCACTGCAGGACGTTTCCGAGCAGTACGCCCGCGGCATGAACAACCTGCTGTGGACCAACGGCACCGCCGATCCGAAGGCGCTCGCCGGCATGGCGGCGCTGATCACCGACACCCCCGGCACCGGCATCGTCGCCGGCATCGACCGCGCTACGCGGCCGTGGTGGCGTAACCGCGCCTACACCGCAGCCATGGGCGCTGCCGTCGGCACCACGCCGGCGCTGGGCGCATGGGGCGGCGGCGCGATCACCTCTGCCACCACCAATGGCGGCGCGCTGATCACGCTGTTGCAGAAGGAGTACCGCCAGCTCACTCGCTACGGTGCCAAGCCCAACACCGCCTTCTGTGGCAGTGATTGGCTCGGCGCTCTGGAGACCGAGTTGCGCGCGAACGGTAACTACTCGATGCAGGGCTTCTCCGGCGGCAAGGACATCTCGGTCGGCAAGATCTCCTACATGGGGACCGATTTCGAGTATGACCCGACGCTCGACACGCTCGGCAAATCCAAGCGTTGCTACTGGTACGACAGCCGCGACATCTACCTGGTCGCGATGACCGACGAGTGGCGCCACCAGCATTCACCGGACCGTGCGCCTGACAAGTACGTCATCTACCGGTCCATCACTTCGACCGGGCAACTCTGCGCACGGCGGCTCAACGGCGCCGTTGTCATGGATATTGCCTGATCGAAACGACCGGGGTGAAGGATTTTCGCCGATCCCTCCACCCCGGTCACTTTCATAGGGAGCCGGCATGAAGAAGATTCAATACTGCACCTGCAAGATCAATCTCTCGGGGCAGAACTACCACACCGTACTCTTCGGCCAGTTCAATCCGGTGACGTGGCCGGAGGTGCAGGTGTTGCAGCTGCTGCACGGCGAAGAGAACGTCATGGACGTCATGCCGGTCGGCATCGGTGAAGTCTGGCCGGCTGAAGAGAAGAACCGGCTGGTGGCCCTCTACGGTCCCAAGGTTGTCGAGGCGTGTTTCCCTGGGCGGGCTTTCCGCATGGAATACATGATGACCGAGGACACCGAGCTGCCGCGCTACGCCGACGGCAAACTCGCCGGGCCGAACGATCCGCCTGACGAAGAGGACGACGGCGGCGAGGACGAGGTTGCCAAGGCGCTTGCCATGGAGCCGATCTTCAAGCCGTCACCGCGCGGTCGCCGCGCGCCCCCGCTGCCTGAGATCGCCAAGGAGGCGTAATGCCGCTCGGAGTGACGCTGCTGGAACTGCGCCGCGAGCTGCGAGCCGAGACCGGCACGTCGCTCAACCCCAACCAGGGTGTGCAGGCGCAGGACTCGATCGACATCATCCTGTCGCGCCAGCAGCGCGAACTCTGGGATGCCTATAACTGGCAGCACCTCCAGCTCTGGCATGACATGCCGCTGGTCGCCGGGCAGGCGCGCTACGACTACCCGAGCGCCATGGCATTCGACCAGATCAAGCGCGTCCTGGTCGCCGGCACCGCCGGCGGCACCTGGTCGCTGGTCTCCTACGGCATCCAGGCGCACATGGTTCACGGCACCCCACCGCAAGGCACGCCGCGGCACTGGCGCAACGTGGCGACCGTCAACACGTCGGGCCCGGTGCCGATCACCAATCCGGTCGGTCAGATGGAGTTGCTGCCGGTCCCGGCCAGCGACGAGATGGTGCTGCGGCTCGACGGCCAGGCGCCGCTGTCGCCGCTGATTTCGCCGACCGACACCTGCATCATCGATTCCAAGTGCATCGTTCTATTTGCCGCTGCCGAAGTGATGGCGACCCAGAAGTCGGAAGCAGCGCCGATGAAGCTGACCAAGGCGCAGAACTACCTGCGGCGCATCCTCGCCGACCAAGGCGCTGACAAGCGCGCCAACTACAACATGGGCGGCGTCTTCCGCGGCGGCCCCGACCCCGATCGGCGGGGGCGGCGCGTCCCCTACACCGATTACATCCCGAGCTGATGGGAGTGATCGTTGCCGTATTTCACAATCACAGACTTCGCCGCGGGTCTGGATCTAAGGCGGTCTGAACTCACCGCGCCCGCGGGCACCCTGCGGTCGATGCTGAACTGCCACGTCACGCCGGGCGGCGAGATCGAGAAGCGGCTGGCTTTCGTGCCGTTCTGGGAGTGCGACCCCGCCAGCAAGGGCCTCGTCGAGGTCAACCAGAAGCTCTACACCTTCGGCCCCAACGGCCCCTACCTCACCGAGCCGCCGGACGGAATGTGGTCGGTCGGCGTGCTTGGTCAGGCCACCACCACGATCTACGAAATCATCGACTACGACCTGTTCGACAACAAGGTGTTTTGCATCCTGTGGAAGAACGACACCGGCACGGTCGGCCGCTACTATGACGGCGTCGACCTGCCGCTGGCGCGCGGCTTCTACTGCCGCACCTACAAGAACAAGATGTACACCGTCGAAGGGTCGATGCTGTATTTCTCGGCCACCGGCAACGCCGGCGATTGGACCGGCATGACGCCGCCGAACCCGACCACCTGGATCGACTTATCGATGGGCGATTCCGACATGACCGATTCGGTCGCGCTGGAAGTCTACTACGACAAGCTTGCGATCTTCTCCAAGACTGCGGTGCAGCTGTGGATCATGGATCCCGACTTCACCCATAACCAGTACGTCCAGACGCTGCGGCAGGCCGGCACGCTGGCTTGGCGCAGCGTGATGCAATACGGATCCGGCGACGTGATGTACCTGTCGCAGTCCGGCGTGCGTAGTTTGCGCGCGCGCAACTCTTCGCTGGCCGCCGCGGTGTCGGACATCGGCTCGCCGCTGGATCCGGTGTTCCAGGATCTGTTTCGCTATCTCGGCCCCGATTGGATGTCGGGTGCGATCGCCGTGCTACAGCCGGTGACGGGGCGGTTCTGGGTGATCATGCCCGGCGCGGAGCAATATGACGGCGGCCCGCTGACGTCGCGGATCTACATCCTCAGTGCCTTCCCCGGCCCCAAGATCACAGCCTGGTCGGAGTATGACGCGGGCTTCGTGATCACGGCCGCGTGCATCTATCAGGACCGTGTGGTGGTGCGCGATGACCACAATCTCATCTATGCCTTCGGCGGCATCTCCCCGGATGGGCCGACCTATGACGACTGCCCGGTGGAGCTGATCTTTCCGTTCCACGCCGGCAACGAGGTCGCGACCGCCAAGACTTTCACCGGCCTCGACGCGACCTGCGCCGGCGTGCCGTGGGATGTCTCCTGCGCGTTCAATGTCGAGGACGTCAACACCGAGGACTTCGTCGGCTCGTTCGATGGCACTACCTTTGCGCAGGGCCGGTTCGCCATCACCGGCCACTCCACGCATATGAGCCTGCGGCTGCGGTCGCGATCGGCCGGACCGCAGACACTCTCCAACATGGTAGTCCACTACCAGACCGGAGAGAGCGGATGATCCACATCGTCAACGCCGATCGCGCCCAGGTCCGCTACGTCCTGCATAGCCTTCGGCACATGGACGCGCTGGAGATGCATGCTGCAGGCGTCGACACCGTCGGGCTGGCTGACGTCCTGATGCGCCACAAGGTGTTCTGCTTTGTCGCCTGCGACGAGGTCGAGGGTCCGATCGCGGTCTGGGGCATGATCGAGCGCAGGCCCGGCGTCGGCGCCGGCTTCGCCTTCGGTACTTCCCTTTGGTACAAGGCGGTGATCCCGATGATCCGGCAGATCCGCGGCTTTGTGATTCCATTCCTACGATTTGAAGGCTACCACCGGGTCGAGGCTGCGGCCCTGGCCGGACGCGACGACGTCGCCAGCCTGATGCATTTGATCGGCGCAAGACCCGAGGCCAGACTTCGCTGCTATGGTATATCTGGCGAAGACTTCATCTCTTACCGATGGCTAGCCGATGAACATGCACGTCACACCGAAGACGAAGAAGAAGCGGTCGGTTCGCACGCCTCACATTGAGCTGCGGCTGGCCGGCAAGGAGGACGCAGCCGATATCGCCGCGTTCCTCGGCCGGTTCTTCGATCGGTCCTGCTGGGCGCAGCACCTGAAGTACAGCGAGGAGCGCGCCCGCAGCTATCTGGAATTCGCGCTCGGTAGCAGCTACGCGATATATGTCGTCGCATACGACGCCGGCGCACTCGCCGGCCTGTGCAGCTATCACACCTTCGGCGTCTTCACCGACCCGATGGCTGTGATGGACGAGACCTACACCGATCCGAAGTACCGCTTCACAGATCTCGGCCGCCGCTTGGTCGGCATGGCGATCGAGATGGCGCGCACTGACGGCTGCAAGGTGATGAACTTCCCGATCTGCAGCGGGCTGCCTTCGCAGAACTCGCTGATGAACATGGTCGGTCGACATTTTGGTGCCGAGCCGGTCGGCATGATTTTCAGAAAGGTGCTGTGATGGGTGGCAAAGGCGGCGACGACGGCGGGCAGCAGGCTTATTACTATCAGATGCAGCAGCAGCAGGCGGCTGAGAAGGCCGCGGCTGACAAGGCCGCTGCCGACAAGATGGCCTCCGACAAGGCCGCGGCTGACGCGGTCACGGCGGCGCAGAAGGCCGCCGACAAGCAGGCCGCCGACCAGGCCGCAGCCGCCAAGAAAACCGCCGACGACGCCGCCGCAGCGCAAGCTGCCGCCGACAAGGCCGCAGCTGACAAGCTGGCGCACACGCCGCTCGGCTACCCGATCAATCCCGGCGGCGCCGTTGCGACACCAGGCGCCGCAGATAACGCTCCCGGAACGGGTGGCCTCGGCAGTGCGCTGGGCGGCACCATCCTGTCGCCGCCGGACTACTGGGTCGGCGGGCAGGGCAAGGGAACTGGCAACACCGGCCGATCCAGCGGCTCCATCACGACGGTTACATAGGAGCGGAACATGGGCGGCAAAGGCGGCGGCGGTGGCGGGGTGACGCCACAGCAAATGGGCATGGTGTTCGATGCTGACGCGATGGGCGGTCGCGGCGGCTGGGAGGACCAGGCCACCTATGACGCGGCCCATCCGAAAGCAGCTGATCCAGCGCCTGTGGCTGCGCCGGCGGCTGAAGCCCCTGCAGCGGCAGCGCCCGAGGCGGCGGCTCCGGCTGCCGACCCGGCGCCGGTGGCCGACAACGGCCCGCCCAAGAACGACACCCTGACGCCGACGATACCCGGCGGCAGCGATACGGTGGCGGATCCGGCCAGCCCCTTCGGCGCCGGCAGCGGCACCGTGTTGGGTGGCGCAGTCAAAAATCCGCCGAAGTACTGGACCGCCGACACCGGCAGATTCAAGGGGTCGAGAAGTGGCGGCACCGGCGGCAGCCTGACGACGACGCAAACGTAAGGATTTGATCATGGGCGGCAAAGGCGGCGGCGGCGGCAACTACTATCAACAACCGCCGGATACATCCGGCTACGCAACGCCCGAGGAGGCGAAGGTCTCGCTCGCCCGTGAAGCACCGGTCGACTACTCGCAGTATCAGTCGAACATCAACGTCAAGAAGGCGGCGGCCGACGCCACCGCCAAGGCCCGCAAGCCGGATACGACAACGCAATTGCCGGAGGGTGAATCCGGCACCAGCACCACCGGCGACACCGCGGCCAAGGCAATCCTGACACCGCCTGATTTCTGGGCGCAGTATGGTCAGGGGCCGTCGCCACTGTTCAAGGGTCCGATCGACCCG